CCGTTACAACGCTGGTGTGCAGCCCTCGAAATCGACGACCGTTCCGGTGATCGACACGACCGGCATGATCGAAGACTATTGCGAAGTGGACAAAGCGCTGGCCGACATGTCGGGCAACGCGGCGGGCTTCCGGGCGTCTGAAGTGATTGCCAAGGTGCAGGGGGTCAACAACTTAGTCGCCAGCAACATGATCTACGGCGACACCGCGACCACGCCCGAGGGCTTCATGGGCCTGGCCCCCCGCTTCAACGATCCGTCTGTGGCTTCTGGCCGTCAGATGGTGAACGGCGGCGGCTCCGGCTCCGACAATACCTCGATTTGGTTTGTCACCTGGGGCGGCAAGGGCTGCAACCTGATCTATCCGAAAGGTTCGGCGGTCGGGTTCAACCATCGCGACCTTGGCGAAACCACCAAGGAGATGTCCAGCAACAAGTTGCAGCAGATCTACCGTGACCACATGAAGTGGGACATCGGCATGACCCTGGGCGATTGGCGGTCTGTGGCCCGTGTCTGCAATATCGACATCTCGAACCTGACCAAGGATGCCTCGTCTGGCGCCGACATCATCGACCTGATGATCGACGCGGAAGAGCTTCTGGACACCTCGTCCACGATGTCGGTCAACATGGACGGTAATCTGGTGCAGGGCAAAACCGTGATCTACGTGGGTCGCACCATTGCCAAGTTCCTCCGCAAGCAGGCGCTGAACAAGACGAACGTCGATCTTCGGGTCGAGGAAGTCGCGGGCAAGCGCGTGACCATGTGGGGCGAATACGAGGTCAAGCGCATCGACGCCATCACCGAAACCGAAGCCACGATCTCGGGCTTCTAATCGTCTGGATGAAAGGAGAATCCAATGCTTCTCGACGAAAACACCCTGTTCTCGGACGACCAGGCGATTACCGCGTCTGCCGCTTCGACGAACTACATGGACCTTCAGGCTGGCTCGACCCCGCCTGGGGCACCTGCGGCCCTCGTTCAGAAGATCGGCGGTGGGAATGACATTCCCCTGCTGATCCAAGTGACCGAGGCATTTGCAACCCTGACCAGCCTGACCGTCACGATCCAGGTTGACGACAACACCTCGTTCTCGTCTGCCACGACCGTCGCGTCGTCTCACGCTGTCCCTGCGGCCTCTCTGGTCGCCGGGTATCAGTTCCCGCTGGTCACCCTGCCCAACACGGTCAACGAGCGCTATGTGCGCCTCTACTACACCGTTGCTGGATCGAACGCGACGGCGGGCACCATCACCGCCTCCATCGCGACGGGGCTGCAAACCAATGGCTAAGCGTCCGATCAAAGTCCGCGCCAAGCTGAAAGGGCAGAAACCGGACATGACCTGGGCGCAAGAGGGCGACGTCTTCGACGTTGATCCTGACCTGTTCTCGAAGCGGTGGATGGAAAAGATCACCGCCGACGAGGGCAAGGGGCAATGAAAACGGGGGCGGCCTTCGGGCCGCTCCTGCCACAAGGCGAGGCGAGAGAATGAGCAAGGTACAGATCTGCAACCGCGCGCTGTCAACCTACCTTGGGGTGGGGCGGATCAACTCGCTGACGGAAAGCACGGCGCAGGCGCAGCAATGCGATATGCACTTCGATGACACGCTGGCCGGACTGCTCGAGACCCATTGGTGGGTATTCGCAACGGGCCGCCAGGTTCTGGCTGAAGTCACGAACGACCGCGCGACGGAATGGGCGTACAAGTACGCGATGCCGGCCGACGCGATTGATGTGCGGTGGGTGAATGAGCCGACGACCGCGCGGGCGCGCATGGCCGCTTTCCAGTCGCCCGACACGGATCGCGAGATGATCGAGGGCTTCATCTACAGCGATGTTCAAAGCGCGGTTTGCGAATACACGAAAATCGTTTCCGACACCGGCCTGTTCCCGCAATACTTCTCCGACGCGCTGAGTGCGGCGCTGGCGGCGAATGTGGCCATGGCCCTGACCGAGGACATCAAGCGGGCGCGCAACGCGATGGAAGCCGCTGCGGCGCGCCTTGATGCAGCCATTGCGCGCGACGAGCGGCAGGGCGGGCCAAGGGAGTACGGGCAGATCCCCGACTGGCTGGCAACGCGCGGGGTGTCCTGATGCCGACTGCGCGCTTCCAGCCAAGTTTCGCCGCCGGGGTTCTCGGGCCTGGGCTTCATGGGCGAATTGATATCGCCAAGTATGACGTGGGCCTCAAGGTTGGGCGAAACGTCTTCATCCACGCGCATGGCGGCTTCAGCAACAGGGCAGGGACCGAGTTCATTGCCGAAGTCATGGACAGCAGCAAGACGCATCGGCTGATCCCGTTCAAGCGGTCGGACACCGAAAACCTTGTCATGCTGATGGGCGATAGCGAGATGAAGATCATCCAGGACGGCGCGTTTGTGCAGTCTGGCGGTGGTGACTACAATCCTTCGACCCCGTTTCCATCTTCCGTGGTGAACGAGCTGGATTTTGTGCAGTCGATCGATGTGATGTTTTTTGCGCATCCGTCCTACTATCCGCGCAAGATGTCGCGCGCTTCTGCGACTAGCTGGACGTTTGCGAACCTTGCGATTGATCCGACGCTGACGGCGCCGACCGGCCTTAGCATTACGCCTGGAACATCTGGGTCAGAAACCTATTCCTACAAGGTCAGCCCGGTGACGGATGGCGTTGAGGGCTTCCCGTCTTCGACCGTGACAAATGCGTCCTGTCAGGATCTGACTATCAGCGGCGCAGAGAATGTCATCGCATGGACCACTTCCGGCGCTGATGAATACAACGTCTATCGTGAACGCAATGGCGTGTTCGGCTTCATCGGGTTCACGGACGGGGTGACCTTTACGGACGACAATATCTCGCCCGACCTGACCTATACTCCGGTCGAGGCGGCGGACGTGTTCGGCGGGGCGGGCGAGTATCCCTCTGCCGTGACGCTGTTCCAGCAGCGCCTTGTGTTTGGCAATTCGACAAACCAGCCGGAAACGCTTTGGATGTCGCGCACAGGCGATTTCGAGAACTTCACGAAGTCGCGAGTTCTGAGGGACAGCGACCGGATCGAGATGGACCTGACCGGCGGCGAGATCAACCGGGTGAAGTGGCTTCTGCCGCTGCGGGAATTGCTGGCGTTCGCGTCGTCGGGCGAGTTCTCGATCATCGGCCCAGGTGGGACCATGCCAGCGACAAACCCGGTGCAGACGCAGTATGGCTATTCTGGGTCTGGTGATGTGCCTCCGCTTGTGGCCGAGGACACCGCGCTGTTTGTGGACCGGACCCGGCGCGGGGTTCGGGATCTGCGCTACGCCTTCGAGCAGGACGGATACACCGGCAACGACCTGTCGATCTTCGCCTATCACTTTTTTGAGGGCAAAGAGATCGCCGGGTGGGCATTGCAGAAAAACCCTTGGTCCGTGGTCTGGGTCTATCTCAATGACGGCACCCTTCTCAGCTTCACGTACAAGCGGGAGCACCAGGTTTGGGCGTGGTGCGAACATGATGTGGGCGGCGAGGTGGAGAGCATCTGCGCGATTCCAGAGGGCGACGAGGACGCGGTCTACATGATCGTGAAGCGCACCATCAACGGCGGGACAAAGCGATATGTCGAGCGGATGCACGAACGCGCATTCACGGACATCAAGGACGCCTTTTTTGTCGATTGTGGCCTGACCTATTCCGGGGCGGCAACGACGACGATCACCGGATTGGGCCACCTTGAAGGCGAAACGGTTGTTGCCTTGGCGGATGGCAGCGTCGTCGAGGGCCTGACGGTGTCCAGCGGGCAAGTCACGCTGAATGAGGCGGCATCGAAGGTTCATGTCGGGTACTTCAACTACGCTGAGGTCGAAACGCTTCCGCCCGCAATCCAGTTGCAGGACGCGGGCAGTGCACGGGGGCGCCCGATCAAGCTGAGCCGCGTGTTCTTGCAGCTGGAAAAGACGCGAGGCATCAAGGTTGGCCCGACGCGGGACACCCTGACGGAATACTTGCAGACCGGCGGCGACCTGTCCGCAGAGATCCCGCCCTACACTGGCATGATCGACTTGCAGCTTTATCCCGATTGGGGCCGGGATGGCTCGATTGTCGTGCGGCAGGACTATCCGTTGCCGATGACTGTTCTTGGCATATCGCCGGAAATCAGCGTTGGGAGATCGGGATGACCGTGAAGATCAAACCCCTCGACGCTCACGACATGGCGTTGCTTGCGGGACAGATGCGCGAGATCGACCAGTTCGAGTTCCGCGTCATGTCGGGTGGGAAGCCGTTGCGCCAGGTTCTCGATGACGTGCTGAAGTTCGCAGGGCCGGGGCGGGCGGCGTATTTCGACGGCAAACTTGTGGCGGTCTACGGCGTCACCGCGCAAACCGTTCTGGCGCGTGACGCGACGCCATGGATGGCCGCGACGAATGAGATCAACAGCCCGAAAGTCCGGCGCGCGGTGGTCGAGCACAGCAAGCGGGAGCTGCTGGATATGGCGGGGCCATATTCGCGGCTCTGGAACGTGGTATCAGAAGGCAACCGCGTGGCAATTCGTTGGCTCAAGTGGATGGGCTTCACCTTCGATGGGGACGTGATGATCGGCCCGCATCGGTTTCTGAAATTCGAGATGGAGGCTTAGCCATGTGTCTGCCTGCTTTGGGGCCATTGTTGATCGGCAGTCTTGCCCCGACTGCCGCCGTTGGATCGGCCGCGGGTGTAGCCGGTGGTCTGGCCGGAACGCTTGGCACGATCCTGCAAGTCGGCGGCGGTGTCGTCGGCGCCGTGTCGCAAGCTATGAACGCGCGGGCTGCATCAACGGCGGCGCGGCGAACGGCGGCGGCGCAGCAACAGGCGGCGCGGGATGCGCTCGAACAGGGCGAACAGGAAAGCGACCAGCGGCGGCGGGCCGGGGCGCTTTTGCAGGGGCAGAACCAAGTCGCGATGGCGGCAAATGGCATGGATGTCACGGCGGCGCATTCTCTGGATATTCTCGACGACACGCAGGGGAACGTCGAACAGGACGCTTTCCGCATTCGCTCGAACGCGCAACGTCAGGCGCAGCAATTCAGTCAGGGCGCGGCGAACAGCATGGCAGAAGCGGCGTCCTACCGGTCGCAGGCGCTGTTCCAGCCGCTGCAAACGGTTCTTTCAACCGGCGCGCGGGTGGGGGAGCGGTACGCCTCATGGGTGGCCGCTGATCGTTATCCGTCCGTTCCTAATCCGGGGGCATACACCTGATGGCCGCAATCATTCAGACATACCAGCCGCGGGAGGTTGACCGGGTTGTCAGCCCGACGCCAGTACAGGCGGGGCAAACCGCGCTAGGCAATCTGGCGGAAGGCATGGGGCAGATTGCGGACGCGGCGTGGACGTTTGAGGATGAGTTGGCGACGGCTGACGCCTATCAGGTCGATACCGAGTTCTCGAACCTTCTGCGCGAAACCATGGACAACCCGGAAACCGGGTATCGCCAGACGCGGGGCATGGCGGCGGTCGAGCGCGGGCAACAGGTTTTGCAGGACGTGCAGACCCGGTATCGGCAAATGGTCGGGCACCTGAATCCGCGTGTGAGGGAAGCAACGCTGCGGTCCATGGAAAGCCGGTGGCAGACGTTTGTGTCTGCCGTGCAATCGCACTCCACTGCTCAGGCGCGGGCCGGGGTGGCGGGGGCATCACGGGCGCGGATTTCTGCCGCCACGGAAGACGCGGCTATTGCCATTCTGAACGGTGACGCGGAAGGGTATTCCAACGCGGAACTGACGGTCCGGGCGACTGTCGAAGAAAGCGCGGCGTATCTGGCGGCTGACCCGGCGGGGCAAGAGCGGATGCTGCGAGAGGCGCTGTCACCGCTGCACACGTCCGTGATCGACGTGGTTGGGGCGGAACAGGGTGCGCGGGCGGCGCTTGGCTATTATTGGGAACACGCTGACGAGATCGCCACCAGCGACCGGCTGGATATCCAGCCCCGGCTTGTCGCGGCTGCGTCTGACGAGGAAGGCGCGGAACAAGGCAACGCGGCATTTGATGAGGTAATTGCTGAACCGCCACAATGGGAAGGTTCGAACCTTGAGCCTATCGCGGCGGAGGGCGGTGCAACCGAACTGCAAAACCCTGCAATGCGTGATTATGTCGGCGTTATGCCGGAAGAAGACCCCGAAATAGCTGCGCTGCGCGGGCCTCAAATGAACGTGCCGACGCCTCAAGGGTTTCTGGACCCTCAACGGCCTGACTTGCTGCCTCCGCAGCGCGGTGAGTATATTCCTCCGGCTGAATTTGTGTCGCCTCCGACGATTGAAGAAGCGCGGGCGGCGCTGGACCAGATTGAAAACCCGCGCGTTCGGGCGGCTGCAATCGAGAGTTTTGATTTGCGCGTGACGCAATGGCAAGCCGAACAAGAGCGGGTGCATGACGCGGCCCTAGCTTCGGCTTATGAGGCGGTCGAACAGGGCGCGCATCCGATCACCGGCATTCCGCCGAACGTGCGGGCGATGCTGACGCCGCAAGAGCAATCGCAGTTGATCAGCTATTCGCGCAACTTGGCGGGCGCGATGGACCCTGACACGCCTGACGATGTGTTTTATGAGTTGTCACTGCTGCGCGAGACCGGCGATGTGCAGGGCTTGGCGCGGGCGCTGCTAAACAACCGAGACAGGATTAGCGGCTCGGATTACCGCACGTTCTCAACCGCGTTGGCGTCCATGCAGGGGGGCGAAGATGGTGACATCAACTTCGGAACCTTGCGCACTGTGATCGACCGGGAACTGCGGCTGTTCAACATTTCTACCACTTCCACGGCAACGCCGGATGAGCGGGCCTTGCAGATGCGGGTTCAAAACGAGATCGAGCGGTGGATGCGGGGGAGTGAAAGCCTGCCGGATGAAGGCGCTATCCGGCAACGAACGCAAGAACTGCTCGTTGAATTGACGCTTGATACAAACCGCATCGGGGATTCCCGAACCATGCGCGGGGTCGAGATTGATTTTGCTGGCGCGACTTCGACAACAGCGGATGATGTGACGCTTGACCAGATGCAGGCGGCGGCAGATGACAACGGGCTGACGGTTCACGGCGTTCGTGTGTCGCCTGATGACCTGCAAGCGGTCACTGAGCGCCTAACTGCCGTTCTGGGGCGTGAGCCTACCGCGCAAGAGGTTTTCGGCGCTCTGGTTCGGATCACGACGCGATAGCGCGGCCATAACCTGAGAACGGTTGACTTGCTAATCTGGGGCAACCCCTTCGGAGGCTTGCATGAGCGACCTGGACTTCACCCTTCTCGATGAATACGCGCAACAATTGAACCGGCGCGATGCGGCCAGAACCAGCACGGCGCTAGGGCTTGGCAACACACAGCCAAATGCGGCTGCTGAGGCTTTGGAGATTGCGCGTAACCTTGGCGTCCCGCCGATGGCTGTTGTCGCTCAACCGGATCGGTTCCGGGCCGATTTTCAGCGGTTCACCAACACGAACACCCTGATTGATGCTCCCATTACGCGCGGGTGGGTGGATCACGACGCGATGAACGCGGCGCTGGCGCAAGACGATCTGGCGAATTTGTCCGGCTTTGAACGCACGGTTGCAGAAATTGCCTTGTCGGTCGAGGGCGTCGGGGATCTTCTCGAAGATACGCAAGCGGGCCGGGGTGTGCAGACCGGGATTTCCGGTGCTGGGCAGATGGCAACCGCTGTCGGAACGATCCCGGTCAGTTCCATGTTGCAGCGTGACTTTCAGGTGCTGGACTATCTAGGCCAATTGCAGGACGCGGACCCTAACCTTGCGCGGCATGAAGTTGCGTCTCTTCTCGGTATTGACGCAAATTCTACGGCGGCGGCGATTGCCTATGATTTTCTGCGCGGCGATGAAGATCGCAGGCAAAACCACATTGACCGCGTGACATCGCGGGTCATGGCGAATGAAGAAACCATGACGGCGCTTGTCGATGCCGTGAATGCCTATTCGGCGCAGATGCAGGAAACACAAGGCCGGATGCCGAACTTCACGGACATCCGTGACGTGGGCGATTTCGCGGATTGGCTGTCGTTCAACACCGGGCAGGCGATCCCCTACATGGCCGCGACGGTTCTGGCTGGCGCAATCGGCGGCGCGCCGGGGGTGATCGGCGCGGGCTATGGCATGGGCGTGGGGGATATTCAGTCCGGCTTGATCGAAGAAGGGATCACGGATCAGGGCGGGATTGCTTTGGCTGGTGGCATTCCCTACGCCGGCCTGGAATTGCTCGGGCCTGCCGCGCGACCGTTCCGGGGTGTGGGCGGGGATGTGTTGCAGGAGGTGGCGCAAGGCTACCTGCGGCGGCTTGGGCGCGAGTTTGGTGAAAACGCGGTTGAGGAATTCATCAACGAAGCCGGTCAAGAGATCATCCGCGATTATGCGGTTCAAGCTGGCGGCGGCGAAGAAGTAATCCTGAACAACGAAACGCTGCTGCGCTGGTTCAATGCGGGCATGGCGGGCGCGGGCGCGGGCGGCATGATGGCTGCTGTTTCCACGTCGCCAGTGCAACGCGACATCGAACGGGCAGACGCGGCGGGCGGCACGGCTGAAGCGCTTGACCGGATCGACGCCACGGTTGCGGCCTCTCAGTTGCGCCAGCGCGCACCAGATCGGTTCCTGGACTTTGCAAACCAAACCGGAGCGGGTCAGCAACTTCTCTACGTCCCAGCGGATGGGCTGCGGGAGTATGCGCAAGCGCGCGACATGACCGACGAGGATCTTGAAGCCTGGGGCGTGGATCTCGAAAGCCTCGACCAGATGGCCCCGTCTGGCGGCGTGGTGTCGGTTCCGATCTCGAACTATGCGGCGATGATTTCCGGCACGGACGACGCGGCGTGGTTCCGCGAGAATGCAACCCGCAGCGATGACGAGATGTCGTTGGCAGAAGCCGCGGCATTCAATGATCAAGTGCAAGAAGTCATGCAGGAGGCATTCGATGAGGTTGAGCGACAACGCCTGTCAGATGAAGAATTGCGCGCGTCGGACGTGCAGATATATGATCAGGTGTTTTCGCAATTGCGGGCGGCGGGGCGGTCGCCGGACGTAGCGCAGAATGAGGCGCGCGTCTGGTCTGCCTTCTGGGTCACAATGGGCGAACGCTACGGCGAAGACCCGCTGGACCTTGCGCGGTCGATGGGCGTTCGCATTCAAAGCGCGATGACGCCGGAAGTCACGCGGCGACGCAATCAAACGGATGTGATGCTGAATGAACTGCGGCGGCGCGGGGACGCTGCATTGCGCCCGCGCGGGATGTCGATCCTTGATTTTGTCATGTCTGAGGGCGGCGTCATGGACCCCGGCGGGGAAGTGGCGATGCTGGAAGGGCCTGCCGGTTTGATCTCGGAAAGCCGGGACCAGATTGCGGAGCGGCAAGGCCAGCCGAACATGCTTGGCCTTCCGAGTGAATCGCGCGGCACGACAATGGAGGACATGGCGCGGCGCGTGGCGGAAGCCGGGTATTGGCCGGATCTGATGGGCGTCGTGACGGAAGGCACCCCCGACACTGAGGTTGACCTGACGCAGCGGCTGCTGGACGCGCTGAGCGGCGAACTGGCGGGCGAAAGGGTGTATCTGGACGGGGAAGGCCCTGACGCGAACCTGACGCAGCTTTCCGAGGCTCTGAGCGCGCGCGGGATTGATCTGGCTGACGTGACCAATGACGAGGCGATTGCGGCGCTGGAAGCGGAACGGGACGGGGTTGAGTATGACCAGAGCGGGCGGCTTATCACTGACAGCCCCGAGTTTCGGGAGTGGTTCGGCGATAGTCAGGTGGTCGATGAAAACGGCGATCCGCTGGTGGTGTATCATGGGTCGCCAGATGTTCGCGGCATTCTGAAATATGGCTTCCGAACCGACGAGGGCGCATTTTTCTCAAGTGACCGTCGCGTTGCAGAGACTTACGCAGATGATAGTCGGGCGTTCGATTATCAGAACGCTGAGCCGTTCAATGCTGCCGTTTATTTGTCCATTCAAAACCCTATGATCGTTGACGCGGAGGGCCAGCACTGGCGGGGGACGCAGGGTGTTGTCGATGCCGCGCGGGAAGATGGGCACGATGGCGTGATTATCCGCAATACCATTGACGAATACAATTCCCGCGAAGGCGAGGGCGGTATTGTCTCAGATGTTTATGTGGTCTTTGAACCTGGGCAAGTTAAAAGCGCAATGCGCGGGAACGCGCGGTCCCGCATTGATGGCATTGACCTTGGCTCCGTTGAAAATGTCGGCACCTTCGACCGCAACGACCCGCGCATTCTGTATCAGTCTGGAACGCATCCGGTCGATGCTGTCGAGGCTGTCCCCTTTGATTCCGGGGTCGGGTTTACTGCTAAAGGTGACCCGCGCTTGCTGGAAGCGAATTTTGCCGAGATGGAGCAGCGCACCTTTGCAACCGGGCGGGAGTTGAAGGAGTGGCTGCAGGATCGGGCACTCCAGCGTCAGCAGGAGGCGGGCATTGACCTGACCACGCGCATTTTGTCTGACACGCCGCAGGATGTGGTGGATGCAATTGTCGCCCACCTAGGCCCGCTCCTTGAGGAAGACGCTCGGTATGCCTTCCAGGACAACGCGGGTGCTATTGGCTGGTATGACCGTACGGTCACCGAGGCACTGAATGTTGCTGGCATGGTCTACCCCGAGATCAACACTGACCCCAACGCCCGCATGCGTTTCATCTGGGCTTTGGCGGTCACCTCCAACGGCATTAAGGTAGACAAGAATTTTGACTATGCCGCGCAAGCTTACGACGGTTACAAGCAGGCCGGAAGGTTCCCGCAGATCGATGCTGGCGAAGCGTCAAAAGCAATCAATCACCACCTGCAACTATACCACGATCTGTCCGAGGCCTGGGGAGATGACAACCTTCGCCGCTTTATGATGACTCCGATGACGGTGTCGGAGTTGAAGCGGCTCACCGGCATTGATGTCAGTGGGGAGAACTCCGACACGGTTGTGCGTGGCGCGGCCATCCTTGGGGCCAAGATCGGCAATGGTTTCTACTCCAACCTCAATGGCGTGTTTGACGCGCTGACGATTGACCGCTGGAACATGCGGACGATGGGTCGCCTACGTGGAACCCTGATCGAGGTTCGCCCTGAAGCCATCGCGGGTGCCGAGGCGCGTCTGCAGGCAACGGTTGATGGCATGACTCCGGCGCAGGTTGATCACCTGCGCGGTTTTTTCAACGGGAAAAGCCAGATTGATCCTGCGTCCATCGGCCCAGGTATGGCGAGCGATCGGCTGCAGGCGTTTGCCAACGAGATAAAGAAGCGCTCGGCATCCCCCGAGTGGCGCGACCACATTGCCAATAGGGGAAAAGGGCGGAACTGGGCCGGTGACGAAATCCGCAAGGCTGGCAACAGCCTGTGGAATTGGATGGATGGACAGGTTGAAATCGCGTCCAATGGGTCCGAGCGCAACATGATCCGTGCTGCGCATCAAGTCGCACTTGAGAATTTGCAGGCTGATCCAGATCTCGGTCTTCAGTCTCTGAATATGAGTGACTTGCAGGCGCTACTCTGGTATCCTGAGAAGCGGCTGTACGACGCTGCCAAGCAGAAAGAAGGAGCCGAGCGTGGCTATGAAGACGACGACGCGCCAGACTACGCAAACGCTGCCCGCAAGTGGGCAGAGCGGCGGGGGGTATCTGCAGGAGACAGATCCAGTTCAGGATATGCACGACCTGGATATGATGCAGAGGGCGAAGCCAGCGTCGAGAACGGAGGTCGAGGATTTTCTGAGCAAGAATGGCGAGACTTCCGACGCCGCGCCGGGATCAGAAGCCTTGTCGGAGGGGGAGATCCGACATCTCCAAGAGCGGTTTCCGGGCTTGTCACGCGAAAAAGCCTTGGAGATGGCGCAAGCGTTCGGGGGCTAAGTGTCCTTCAGAAGCTGACGGCGCCGCGCAATCGCAAATTTGGCAAGTGGATGAGCGACCTCGGGGTGGCGCTGCCGCCCCTTTATGAACTTGATGCTTCGACAGAGGCTCAGGCTTTTGCCGATGCGATCACAGCGTCCAAGGCGGAAACACCGTATGGCGCTGCCGTATACGTTTACCCGGTCGAAGAGTACGCAGAGATGCGGCTTTACATGACCGAGGATGGTGGCGCTGGTTTCGCGGTGAAGTCGGATGGCGACATCGTTTCCGTGTTCGGCGTCAGGCCCAAGGGGACTGTGGATTGGCTTATGCAGGCGGCTATCGACCAGGGCGGACGGAAGCTGGATGCTTTTGACACCGTTTTGCCAAGCCTCTATTCCCGCCACGGGTTCAAGGTCGTGGAGCGGCTGCAGTGGGACGACCAATACGCCCCGGACAATTGGGACTACGACGCTTTCGCCGAGTTCGACAGCGGACGCCCTGATGTCGTGTTCATGCAGTTCGATGAGACCTACTATGGCATGGGCGACGAACTACGCCCGCAAGGCCAGCGCACCTTGTATCAAGGCGAGGAAACTCGTCGCGGCTCAATCGTCCTGCCGTCTGGCGGCGTAACGGAAGGCCAGACGATCATCAACTTGTTCGAGGGCGCTGACCTGTCCACGGTGATCCACGAAAGCGGGCATTTCTTCTATGAGGCGTTCGAGGCGCTGGCATCGCAGGAGAACGCGCCACAGGCGATGAAGACGGACCTCGCGACCCTTCAGACGTGGATGGGTGTCAAGCCGGGTGAGCGGCCTTCCGTGGACGCGCAGGAGCGCATGGCCCGTGGGTTCGAGCGCTACGTGATGGAGGGCAAGTCGCCGTCGATCGAACTGGCGTCGGCGTTCTCTCGCTTCAAGGCATGGCTGACGCGGATCTATCGGCAGGTGACCAGCCTGAACGTCAACCTGACGGACGAGGTGCGCGAGGTGTTCGACCGGATGCTTGCGACTGACGCGGCGATTGAGGAAGCCAAGGCCGAAGCGTCCATGCGCCCGCTGTTCCGCGAAGCCCCGGCGGGGATGACAGACACCGACTTCCGGGCCTATCAGCGGCTCGGGCAGAAGGCCGAGGCACGGGCCGAACAGAACCTGCTTGAACGCACCATGGAAAAGGTGCGCCGCCGTAAGGAAGCGTGGTGGAAAGAAGAGCGCAAGGCAACCGAGGCGGAAGTCACGGAAAGCGTGAACCGTCGCCGCGCGCACCGGCTGGTTGAGTTGCTGGCAAACAAGCAATGGATCGGCGCGGACGGGCAGGATGTTCCAGACATGCGGATCGACCGGGCGGAACTGGTCGAGATGTTTGGCGAGGGCGTGTTGCAGGAGATCAGCAGAACGCAGCTTGGCGGCAAGCGCGCGATCTATGGCGATGACGGGTCCAGCCCCGGCGAAGTCGCTCAATTCTTTGGTTACGAAAACGCCATGGAAATGATCGAGGAACTGCAAAACACGGGCAAGCGAAAGGAGGTGATCAAGTCTGAGACGGATCGGCTGATGGAAGAACGGCACGGCGATCCGCTGAATGATGGCTCGATCGAGGCCGAAGCGATGGACGCTATCCATTCGATCCAGCAGGGCGAGACGATTGCAGCCGAAGCGCGGCAACTGGCAAAGCAGCGCGGCCAAAGCGGCACCCGGATCAACAACCGGGTGTTCCGCTACCGTGCGCAGCAGATGATCGCGCGAATGTCTGTGCGGGATGCGTCTCGCCCGCAAACCTTCCTGTCGGCAGAGCGCAAGGCGGCGCGGGTGGCAGAGCGCGCATTTGCCAAGGTGGCGCGGGGCGGTCGCGGGGCGGAACAGGCCCTTGCCGAAGCCTACCAGGCGAAAGAACAGCAGCTCCTGAACCATCACCTGTATATGGAGGCGCGCGAGGTTGAGCGGCTTGTCGAGCGTGGCCGGGAGCGGATGCGCAACTACGACAAGGCGACCGTGCGCAAGAAGCTGGAAGGCGGATATATCGAGCAGATCGACGCTTTGCTTGAGCGGTTCGATTTCCGGCGCCGGTCGCCGGGGCAGGTCAGGCGGTCGGAAAGCCTGCGCGACTTCATGGATCGCATGATCGAGGAAGGCCGAGAAGCCGAACTGATGATCCCGCCTGATTTGGCCGATGAAAGCCGAAAGGTCCACTATTCCCGCATGTCTGTTGAGGAACTGCGCGGCCTGTTCGATGCGGTTGCAAACCTCGATCACATGGGCCGGTTCAAGCAGAAGCTGATTGACCGGCAAAAGGCGCGGGATCTGGCAGAGTCGGCTGGCGTCGTGGCGCAGCAGATCCGGGACAATTTCGGAACGGGGCGGGCCAAGCAGGAAAGCCGGGTGCGAAACACGTTCAACCTGCTTTGGACGGCTGACACAATGCTGGTCGAGATGGACGGGCTGGACGAGTTTGGCCCTGCCTATCGGCAGATCAAGGAGGACATCGACGCGGGCCAGGCCGAAGAACAGCGCCTGTCTGTCGAATTGGCCGAACGTCTGGAACAGCTTTTCAGCGTCTATTCCGCGAAGGAATTGCGCGAGATGCAGACGGCGCGTGTGCGCGATGGCGTGAACGCAAAGGCGTGGTCAAAGCTGGAAATTCTTGCCGCCGCGCTGAACACCGGCAACGCGGACAACCTGAACCGTCTTCTTGCGGAAGACGCGCACCCGGACGTTCGGATGAACCGCGATCAACTGGACGCGCTTCTGAGCAACCTCGACAAGCGAGATTGGGATTTTGTGCAATCCATGTGGGACATGATCGACGGGTATTGGCCAGAGATCCGGGACGTGACTAAGCGCAGGACCGGCGTCGCTCCGGGCAAGGTCGATGCGGTCCCTGTTGTCACGCCATACGGGACATATCGCGGCGGATACTATCCAATCAAATACGACCCAGGCTTGAGCGCAAATGCAAATCTGGATGACCGATCTGCTTTCGATGATTTCGTGTCGTCCGGTCGCCACGGAAAGGCGCAAACCGCGAATGGGCACACGATCAAGCGGAAGCAATCTGGCAACGGAAGGACGCTGATGCTGGACATGAATGTCGCGTTCTCTCACTTGCGTGACGTGGTCCGAGACATTGCGCTATCTGAGGCGGTCGATAACAGCTATCGGATCTTGAACCATCCTGATGTGGTCAATTCCTTCATCGACGCAGGGCGGCAAGGCGATCACCGCGTTCTGAACCTGTGGCTGAAGGACACTGCAAAGGGGCCGATCTATAACACCGACACGATCAATTCCTTAGCGCGGATGGTGAAGAACAACTTCACGCTTTCGCGTCTGGCGTTCAACATGAAAACCGTTGCCTTGCAGATCACGGGGGTTGGCCAGTCCGCCGCCACGGTTGGCAAGCGGGCGATGCTGCGCGGGTTCCAGGAATACCTGAAGCGCCCCAACGCGCTGGCAAAAGAGGTCGTGGAGATGTCGCCGTTCATGGCAGAACGGCAATCGACCTTTCAGAAGGACATCTATGATTTCGCCAATGACGTGAAGGTCGCAGGCCCGCTGTCGTCCCGGTGGGCGAACGCGAAAAGCGCGGTTTCCAAAGCCGGGTTCGCGCCCATCGTGAAGGTGCAGTTTTACGCGGTGGACATGCCGACTTGGCTGGCTGGATACAATGTCGGGATCGAGCGGTTCGGCAATGAGGCGGAGGCGATCCAATACGCTGACCGGATGGTCGCCAGGTCGCAGGATAGCGGCTTGATGGGTGACAGGAATGCGGTGTCACGCGGCACGGTTTCCGAGACGACGCGGCAATCTGATTTCATCCGATTGTTCACGACGCTGGCCGGTTACATGATGACAAAGATGAACCGTGCGAACATCACAATCCGGCGTGGCGCCAAGGGCGTGTCAGAAGGGTCGGCGGTCGAGCGGATCGCGGCTGCGACAAACATGGCGACGGACCTGATGCTGCTCTACGTGTCCGAAGCTGTGATGATGGCGCTGATGTATGGCCTCATGACGGATGAAGACGAGCCGGAAGACTATCCGCGCTTCATTGGCCGCGAGATAGGGTCTGCTGTTTTCGGTGGCGTCCCGTTTGTGCGCGACGCGGCGGGGGCCTTCAATGGTTATGGCGGCGGCGGGGTTTACGGTTCTGTCCTGGAGGTTCCGGCGAATCTGTATCAGCAAGCGACGCAGATGGAAAACGACCGCGCTTTGCGGCGGGCGATTGGCGATGTCGTTGGTATTGCGACCGGGCTTCCGACCACGGCAACATTGCGCGGCATGGAATGGATTGCAGATCCCGACGAGGTTTCCCCTGCTGAGGCCCTGTTCGGGTCAAACCCGCTGACACGCTGACGGGACCATAACGCGCGGCGGCGGCTGTTGCTAAAATCCGGCAAGATCACAAGCCGGGGATTGGCATGACCGTATCGAGCAGCACAAACCGCAATGGCCCGTATTCTGGCAACGGGTCAACGACCGCTTTTGCGCGCACGTTCCTCGTGACCGATGCGGATCACCTCAAGGTCTATCAGACGATTTCAGGCGTCACGACCGAAGTGACCAGCGGCATCACGAAGGACGGGATCGGGACAGCATCCGGCAACGTCACATTCGACACCGCCCCGGCGACCGGAACCAGCATCACGCTGATCCGGGAAACGCCTCTGACGCAGGAAACCGACTATTCGGCACAGGGCGTTGTCAGCACGACCCAAGTGGAAACCGATCTGGATCTGGCCGCTATGCGTGTGCAGGACCAGCAAGAGGCTCTTGGCCGGTCGGTCAAGGTTCCCGTCGCCTCGTCGCTGGCCGATCTTGAACTGCCCGCGCCGGTCGCTGGTGTGGCTATCGGGTGGAACTCGACGGGGACCGGTATGGCGAACATCACCGGCCTGCCGACTGCGGCCATGTCCGCCTCCACGGATAACGCGATCATGCGATATGACGCGGGGACAGGTGGCCTGCAAGACAGCGGTGCGACGCTGGACGACAGCGGCAACCTTTCCCTTCCGGCCGCGCTGGCCGTCGCGCAGGGCGGCACGGGGTCAACTACTGCCAGCGGCGCCCGCACGGCTTTGGGGCTTGTCATCGGGTCAGCGGTACAAGCGTATCACGCCATTCTAGCCAGCCTGAGCGGGCTATCTCTGGCGGCCGGGGACATCATCTACGCCAGCGGCGCTGCGGCGTTCTCTCGGCTTGCCAAGGGCACTGCGGGCCAGGTGCTGACCATGAACAGCGGGGCAACCGCGCCAGAGTGGGTGTCCATTCCAAAGGTAAAGGCATGGGCTAGGTTTGATGGAACCGGCACCCCTTCACTGACGGCCAGTTACAATGTCGCCTCCATCACGGACAATGGCACCGGCGATTACACGCTGAACTTCACTAATGCCATCGGCTCAACCGATTATGTTGTTCAGGTTACCGTTGTTCAGCCTGACACGCAAACGGCTCTTGGCTTTGTGGGCACGTTGGCATCTGGAAGCGTCCAAGTGATCACCAAGGTAAACAGCGCCGGGGAAAACAGCATACCTGTAGCAACCGATATCTCCGATATCCATGTCGTGGTCATCGGTTGACGCCGCCATAATTTTAAGCAACTTCACCCGCTAAAATCTCCGCAAACAAAACGAGCGGTGATTGGCAATGGCGCGTCAAAATATCAAAATCAATTCCGGGGCTGCTGGTGTTGTTTGACCTTCTCCGCACACCGTCCAGCTTCGAGGGCCAGCCGGTCGCGTTCGCGCGCAATCAGGCGGGTCACGCTGGTGTCGGGATGCTGCTTGCGTGGGCGCTTGGCGCGTGGTGGCTGGTGGCGCTTGCCTATGCGGTCTGGGAAGTTGTCCAGTGGCGGCGGTTTGGGGGCCATGACTGGGACGGGTTGCAGGATTGGGCTTTCGTCTGTCTAGGGGCCTTTGCAGCGGCGAACCTGTGGCTGCTGGTGCCGATGGCCGGGTATCTCGGCGCGGGCTATCTGAGGCGGGCCGATGGTTGACCGGGCGGGGGAACAGGCTCTGCTTGCCCTTGTGCATTTCGTGCCGCTGACGCTCATGTGGCTGGCGGCGGTGGTGCTGGACAGTCCGCCGGTTGACGACGCATTCGGGCCGGTGATCATGGCGCTTCGTGCCGAACAATGGGTCGGCCCGCCGTGCGTGGGCGCTTTCGCGGTTTTGCTCGGCGTCTACATGCGGGAATGGCCGGTCGCCTTGCGCGCTGTCCTGCGGTTTGTCGGGTGGGTGACTGTTGCCACGACCGTCTTTGGCTTTGGTCTGGCGGGCCTTTGGGCACCGACGATGCAGATGATTTTCGTCTACAGCCTGACGACGCCGCTTTTTGTCGTGCCGATGGTGCGGCTGTCATGGCGGGACGTGCGGGCGACAATGGAGGCGCGCAGATGTTTGAACTGACGCAAACGCTCTGGGCCGTGGCGCTGGTGGCCTTTCCTCTCGGGCTGTTGATCGGCGTCAGCATCATGGTTTGGCGCGCTGGCGGCCTTCCGGTGCCCGAGACAATGGCCCTTCTGGATACGATGGTGGAAAAGCAT